CGACCATGGGTGCAATATTTTTTACCTCACTTTGAAAAAAGTATAAGAGAACTATGTGCTAACATCGGAGTTTCTCGTATAAGATCTTTGGATGCAATTTGGTTTCAACAATATGTTGAAGGAAGTTCCCATGGATGGCATATACATGATGGTCAATTCACTGGTGTATACTATTTGGAATTACCGAAAAATTCTCCACGCACGGAGTTCATGCATCCGTTCACTGGAAACATTGATAAGGTAAGAGCAGAGGAAGGTGACGTTATATTTTTTCCAAGTCACATCATACATAGAGCACCTTCAAATAAAAATCAAAGAAAGACAATAATTAGTTACAACTTTAATATTCTAGATCGTATCATGAGAAGTGATTTAGAAAATACATTATAAATAAACCGAGACCTTTCGTGCGGTCTCTACGAAAGTCGGAACACCATATAAAGAGGTTCGGTTATTACCGTTCCTCTTTTTTTATGTCATTAGTTGATACAGAATTGATGAGCAACCAGAATTCTTCTGGGTTTTTAAGTGCCCACGTAGCAATTTTTTCTGCTGTCTTCTTATCTCCAAACATGTTTTGGAGTTTCATGCAAGGTACTAGCATATTATTTCCTCTCTGCCTTCTCTACAAAAGAGAGCATATTGTCTGCTACTTGTTTTATTTCTACCTCAGTTGGAAATGTTGGATAGGGACCTGTTTCTTCTCCTTTTTCTTGCAATGATTGCCAGCGATTTACTTCTGCTTCGTGTCTATTTAATAGACGGGTTTCTGCATTCTGGAAAACTTCCCAACGCATTTCATATGGATTAAAACCCATTTGATACTCCTTTTGTGTTATTGTAATTTGTGTCTGTCTGTATGTTGTGTGTACCCTGTGTGTATGCCTTGCGGCGATTGGGATATACTTACATTCACAAATCTTGTTTCTATTTATAAGGTAGAGTTTTCCACACCTACTTTTTTATAAGATGTGCTACTATATACTACGGATGCCTTCGGGGTCCACAAAACACAAACTCGCTTTTAAAGGAGCTAAGAATTATGGGTAACCTTAATACCTACAAATATGGTGCGTCTGATCTTCCTGCTTTGATGGAACGCCTAAATAAACATAGTATTGGTATGGATCAATACTTTGACAAGTTGTTTACTCTACAAGAGACACAGTCAAATTATCCGCCATACAATTTAATTCAAGTTAGTAGCACAGAGTCGCTCCTTGAATTAGCACTAGCAGGATTTAAAAAAGAAGAAGTACATGTCTACACACAAGACGGAAAACTCTTTGTCGAAGGACAAAGAGACGATGGTCAATCGGAAGAAATATATGTCCATAGAGGAATGGCTCAACGATCTTTCACTAGATCATGGTCCCTCAGTGACGAGACGGAAGTTAGATCAGTTAGCTTTGAGGATGGGTTGCTGAGTATCACACTTGGTAAGGTAGTTCCCGAAGCACACAAGAGAAAGGACTGGTTCTAAATACTATTGAATATCGTCGCCGCAGAGGGGCAACTGGCACAATCCAGTTGACGCCCCTCTTTTTTCTTGCTATAATGTATTCGAGACGTATTGACCTATGATCAAGTTAGCAGTATTGAAGTCAGGTGAGGATGTCATCGCAGACGTTAGTGAAATGCTAATGGGTGAGCGTGTGATTGGATACACATTCAAGAACCCTGCCACAGTAAGATTTCTAGATCCTCAGGCGTTGTATGAACACCGAGACCTAGATATTGTTTTCGCCCCATGGATTCCTCTGACAAGTCAGAAAGAGATCCCTGTTGCCCCCGATTGGATTATAACTCTGGTCGATCCCATTCCACAAGTAACTCAAAAGTATAAAGAAGGTATTAAAGATGATCAAACTTCTAGTTCTGACAAATCAGATTCTGATCTCACAGATTGAAGAGGTGGGTTCTGAATTAGGAGAACCAGATTGTAAATTGATTGAACCCTATGTGGTAGAATCAACTGGTATTGTTCCGTGGTTGATGGAGCATACTATTCAAAGTGAATTTATGATTAGTTCTGACAAAGTTTTGACGATGGCAGAACCAAATAATCAACTACTTGAAAAATATAAAGAAGTCCTTTCTTAATGAGATTCTACACTAACGTTCAACTTGTTGGGAACCAGTTTCTGGTTCGTGGTTATGATAATGGTGAGAGCTTTTCTTTAAGAGAAGAGTATCTCCCCACACTCTTTGTTGATAGCAAGAAGACAACATCCAAGTATAAGACTTTGGATGGTAAAATAGTAGAACCTGTTCAACCTGGATTTGTAAGAGATTGTCGTGACTTCCTTAAAAAGTATGAGGGAGTTGAGGGATTTAATATCTACGGTAATGAGCGTTACATCTATCAATATATTTCTGATAAGTATCCTCAGGAACATATTGAGTTTGATATCTCAAAGATTAAACTTACTACGCTTGATATTGAGACCACTACTGAGTATGGATTCCCCGATATTGAGTCCTGTCGTGAAGAGATACAAACGATTACGATTCAAGATTACACAACTAAGGAAATTACTACGTGGGGAGTTCACCCATTCTTAGTAAAACAACGTAACGTAAAGTACGTTCAGTGTCTTGATGAACTTGATTTGCTTAACAAGTTTATCTGTTATTGGGAAAACAATCCACCTGAGGTCATCACTGGATGGAACCTTCAACTGTTTGACATCCCATACATCGCTGGACGCCTCAGGAAGGTGCTTGGCGAGAAACGTATGAAGAGACTGTCTCCTTGGGGTCTAGTGACCGAGAAGGAAGTCTATATCAAAGGTAGAAAGCACCTGTCAATTGATATTGGTGGTGTGACTCAGTTAGATTATCTTGATCTGTATAAGAAATTTACATATAAGGCACAAGAATCATATCGTCTAGATCACATTGCGAATGTTGAGTTAGGTCAGAAGAAGTTAGATCACTCTGAGTTTGATACTTTCAAGGATTTCTATACTGGCAACTGGCAAAAGTTTGTTGAGTACAACATCAAAGACGTAGAACTTGTTGACCGATTGGAAGACAAGATGAAGTTGATTGAGTTGGCACTCACAATGGCATATGATGCTAAGGTAAACTTTACTGATGTGTTTTATCAGGTGAGAATGTGGGATGCTATCATCTACAATTACCTTAAAAAGAAAAACATTGTCATTCCACCCAAGGTAGGTGCTAAGAAAGATGAAAAGTATGCTGGTGCATATGTCAAAGAACCCATTCCTGGTAGTTATGATTGGGTAGTTTCTTTTGACTTGAATAGTCTGTATCCGCATTTGATCATGCAATACAATATCTCACCAGAAACTCTGATGGATGAACCACATCCACGATGTTCTGTTGATAAGATTTTGTCTGGTTCCTTTATTGCTGATGGTCGTTATGCCACAGCAGCAAATGGTGCTATGTATCGTAAGGACAAACGTGGATTCTTGCCTGAGTTGATGGATAAGATCTATCAAGAACGCACAATCTATAAAAAGAGGATGCTAACTGCTAGTCAGAAGATAGAAAACTTGTCGGATGGTGAGTGGCATCTTAAATCAGACTTAGAAAAGGAAGTGTCTAGATGTAATAACATCCAGATGGCACGTAAGATTCAACTTAACTCTGCTTATGGTGCCATTGGTAACCAATATTTCCGATATTATAAGTTGGAAAACGCTGAGGCAATCACTCTGTCTGGTCAAGCATCAATCCGATGGATTGAGAACAAGATGAATGATTATCTAAATAAACTCTTGTCTACACAGGAAGAGGATTACGTCATTGCATCTGACACTGACTCAATTTATCTTAACCTCGGACCTCTTGTTACTAAATTTCTTGGTAGTAAGTCTAGTGATAAGATTAAGGTTGTGGAGTTACTTGACAAAATCTGTCAAGATAAGTTGGAACCATTCATCGAAAAGTCTTACAAGGAACTGGCAGACTATGTTGCGGCATATGAGCAAAAAATGGTGATGAAGCGTGAGAACATCGCTGATCGTGGTATTTGGACTGCGAAGAAGCGATACATTCTCAACGTATGGAACAGTGAGGGTGTTCAGTATGCTGAACCTAAACTCAAAGTCATGGGTATTGAGGCAGTCAAGTCTTCTACACCTGCACCTTGCCGCAAGATGTTGAAGGATGCCTTTAAAATTATGATGACGGGCAGTGAGAATGATGTGATTGATTACATTGATAAGTGTAGAACTGAATTTAAGAGTCTCAATCCTGAGGACGTTTCTTTTCCACGTTCTATATCTGATGTTGAGAAATATAAATCATCTTCCGAGATATATTCAAAGGGGACTCCTATTCATAGTCGTGGCGCATTGCTATTCAACTTCTATATCAAGCAAAATAAACTGACTAATAAATATTCTCTGATTAAGAATGGAGAAAAGATTAAGTTTTTGTATTTAAAAAAACCAAATCCTATTCATGAAAATGTGCTTTCATTTATAAATGAATGGCCAAAAGAATTGGATCTCAATCAGTACATAGATTACGATCTTCAATTCAGTAAAGCATTCTTAGAACCATTAAAGATCATCCTAGATTCTATTGGATGGTCTGTTGAAAAAACCGCTAACTTGGAGGCATTCTTTTCATGAAGGATCAGAATAGTATTGAAGACTGTGAAGGTAAAAGGGAAAAATGGAATCGTGGTCTTGACATTTTTATTGAATCTGTGCATAAACCAGATTCTTCACTTAGGCAGTGTGCCCACAATCAAAAGTGTTACCATGAATTGATGGATGTTAGGAAAGATGTGCTAGAATATCTCAATACACTTAGGTGGAACTGATGGATCTTCCAATCGACAAGAAGGAACTTGATGAAATTATTGATGCTCTATGTTGTGAGCACATAGTGCCATCCAAGAGAGAGTATCGAGACAAATTGCATGATAAATTAAAAATCATTCAGCAAATTATGGACGATCATCCGCACGGTCCATATAAAAAAATTGCGAGGGAACAGTTTGGTTTTGTATTGTAATGAAATCAATTTATTATGATGAGAACTCTATAAAGAAAAAAGATTGTCAGTTTCTCATTGATTACTTTCATAAACATTATATTGGAGAACATTCTCACGCACCATACCTTACTCTTGCTTTAAATTCTCATAGGATACTTCCCTGGTATCATCACTTTCATATAAGAGTAAATTCCATTCGTAGATCCTACATAAAAAGAATGGAAAAATACATGGGTTTGAAGTTTGCATATGACCAAATTATATACTATCCCAATGGATATGATATGGATATGCATTGGGATGAACCAATTGTTACGCCATGGGTTTCTATCTGCAATTTGAATGATGATTTTGATGGAGGTCACTCCATCATAGAAAATAATCGCATACCTCCAAAGACTGGACTATCCGTTATTTTTGAGGGTGCAAAACTCCTACATGGAGTTGACAAAGTTGCCGGGAACCGGTATATTCACATAACTTGGTGGACAAAAAATGGACTTTCTTAAAGAAATTGTAAAAGAAATAGGTAATGAGTTTACCCAACTTGGATCAGACATCGACGACACAGAAAATTACGTGGACACGGGTTCGTACATCTTTAACGGGCTTTGTTCAGGTAGTATATTTGGTGGTGTATCTGGGAATAAGATTACTGCCATTGCTGGTGAGTCTTCTACTGGCAAAACTTTCTTCTCTCTCGCTGTCGTCAAAAATTATCTTGACTCTAATCCCGATGGGTATTGTTTATATTTTGACACTGAGGCCGCTATTAACAAGTCTCTACTCACAAGTCGTGGGATAGATACAGATCGATTTATTCATTTGCAAGTTGTTACTGTTGAGCAGTTTAGGCAATCTGCACTGAAAGCAGTTGATATATATTTAAAAAAACCCGAAGAAGAACGCAAACCATGTATGTTTGTGCTAGACTCTTTGGGGATGCTTTCCACAGAGAAGGAGATCAACGACGCACTGAATGACAAACAAGTTAGGGATATGACTAAATCCCAACTCATCAAAGGTGCATTCAGAATGTTGACACTGAAACTAGGGCAAGCTAACATTCCAATGATCGTTACCAATCATACCTACGATGTTATCGGTGCATACGTGCCTACAAAAGAAATGGGTGGAGGTAGTGGTCTCAAATATGCTGCGTCTACGATTATCCATCTTAGCAAGAAGAAAGAAAAAGATGGAACGGCAGTTGTCGGAAATCTTATCAAAGCAAAGACTGCTAAGTCGCGTTTAAGTAAGGAGAACAAAGATGTTACCATACGTCTCTATTACGATGAGCGTGGTCTTGATCGATATTTTGGTCTTCTTGAACTGGGTGAACTGGGAGGTCTCTGGAAAAATGTTGCAGGTCGTTATGAGATGAATGGTAAGAAGGTTTATGCCAAAGCAATCTTGAAAGATCCTGAGGAATACTTTACACCAGAGGTTATGGAAAAATTAGATCAAATTGCAAGGAAGGAGTTTAGTTATGGAGAAAGTTGAGAATCTAGTTCTCAAAAATCTCATTCATAATGAAGAGTATGCACGAAAAGTTATTCCTTTTATTCAGAAAGAATACTTTGAGGACCAACCAAGTCGTATTTTATATGAAGAAATCTCTAAATTCATCATTACTTACGATCAACTACCAACAAGAGAAGCAGTATCTATTGAGATAGAAAATCGAGAGGATTTGAATGAGCAAACATTCAAAGAACTCAGTCAAACTCTTTCGTATCTGGACAAAGAACCTGCTGATTTCTTTTGGTTATTAGATACCACAGAAAGATGGTGCCGTGACCGTGCTATATATCTGGCGCTCATGGAATCCATTGCTCTTGCAGATGGTAAGGATGAAAGGAAAGGCCGTGATGCCATCCCTTCTATCTTATCTGATGCATTGTCAGTGTCTTTTGATAATCATGTTGGACACAATTACCTAGAAGATTACGAAGAACGCTATGCTCTCTACCATCGAAAAGAAGAAAAGATCCCATTTGACCTTGAATATCTTAACAAAATTACCAAAGGTGGGCTCCCTAATAAGACTCTCAACATCGCTCTTGCTGGCACAGGTGTCGGGAAAAGTTTATTCATGTGCCACGTTGCTAGTTCCGCCCTCATGCAGGGGAGGAACGTACTCTACATTACATGTGAGATGGCAGAGGAGAAAATTGCTGAACGAATTGACGCAAACTTATTGAATACAAATATTCAGGATCTTGTTGACCTTCCCAAACAAATCTTTGATAAGAAGGTCAACGCTATCGCTAAGAAAACTCAGGGTCAGTTAATCATTAAAGAATACCCAACTGCTAGTGCTCACAGTGGACATTTTAAGTCACTCCTTAATGAACTTGCACTTAAAAAATCTTTTCGACCTGATATTGTATTCGTGGATTATCTCAATATTTGTGCCTCTTCGCGTTACAAAGGGTCTTCCAATATCAATTCCTATACTCTTGTTAAGTCGATTGCTGAGGAGCTTAGAGGACTTGCTGTCGAAGCAAACGTCCCTATCATATCTGCCACCCAGACCACTCGTTCTGGTTATGGTAGCAGTGATGTTGAGCTTACTGATACTAGTGAGTCCTTTGGTCTCCCTGCTACTGCTGATCTTATGTTTGCCCTTATTTCAACAGAGGAATTGGAAGAGTTGGGACAGATTATGGTGAAGCAATTGAAGAATCGGTACAATGATAACAACGTACATAAGAGATTTGTAGTTGGTATCGACCGTGCCAAGATGAGATTGTATGACTGTGAGCAGACTGCACAGAATGATATCCTTGACAATGGCAAGGATGAGGAGTATACTTATGAAGATAAAACTGACTTGAAGAAAAAGTTCTCTGCCCTTAATTTCTAATGATTGATACTGAAAAGTCCTTTGTTGATACAGAAAAGTACGTTGAATTTGTAAGAGAAGTTACTAGTGATCCATCTTTGGATTATGCTGCCTTCCTTTCTCGTACTAACAAACTTGAACTTGAAGATGATACGAACGTTACTCAACTCCTGACGGCTGCTCTTGGATTGTCAGCAGAGGCAGGTGAGTTTACTGAGGTTGTAAAGAAGATTATCTTTCAAGGAAAGGATTATAATGAAGATAATGTGTTTCACATGAAGCGTGAACTGGGTGATATCTGTTGGTATCTTGCTCAGGCATGTATGGCACTTGATACTTCGTTTGATGAGATTCTTGCTATGAATGTAGAGAAACTCAAAGCACGTTATCCCGGTGGTGAATTTGATGTTCACTATTCTGAAAACCGTGTGGAGGGAGATCTCTGATGGATGGAGCAGTTAATGCCTGGAATACCATGAGTTATGGAGAAGGATTCCTTTTCTCCCTATGGTTACTGGGAATGTATTATGTTAAACTTAGAATGGATAGGTATTTCAAATGAAACCAATTAGTCTTAATGAGTATCTTATTGCCGGTGAAGAATTCTGGCCTAAGTATTGGTACGTTGCCAAAGAACTTGGTGAAGATGCTGAGGCAAAAGACATCCTTAAAATTATGGAGTCTCTTGCTGGTGTTGCTATGAAGAATAGGTCCGAAGATAAAGCTGGACCATTTGGTTTTAATAAGAAGAAAGAGGAAGAGGAAGAGTCTAAATAGTTAAAAATTGTGCTATGGCGTTTGAACCGTCAGAAGGATTATATGCTGGATTGTCCTTCGTACCTACTTCTGTTTTAACAGAAGCAAAGAGTAGTGATGATAAATTTAAAGAACTATACTTTGTTGCTCTTGAAAACTTAAAGAGTGACAAGGTATTAGATGCTGCTGGTAATGCCACAAAGAATGGCATGATTAAAATTATTGATCTTAACACATCATCTAAAAACCCACAAGACATATACGGAGATCTTGCGGCGTCTATTTCTGCTGTATTGGGAACAAGATCAAAACTTAGGAAAGATAAAGTTCCTTCGAAGGTATATTTGACAGGTAATAAATGGCATCCTGATGTTGCACCCTTTAAGGTAAAGGCATTCGGGATGTCTGATTATAATTCATCCGATGTTATTTTAAAACTAAACGGAAATGATTTTGTTGGTATCTCATTAAAGAAAAAACCAAAAGTAAATTCTGCTAGTCCAACACTCATTAACAATGCATTCTCTGCATATATTGATGGTCCAGAATTTGTAAAAACAAGAGAAAAATTAAATACACACAGGATTAAATTTTTTGCGGGTGTTATTAAAGAAGCATGTAGTCCTGGTGGACCATTAGAAAGATTTGCGATTGCTGGAAATAAAAAAATTACTAGTATGAATCCTAGTAACACATCTGATGCGAAAGCACTGTGGGATATAAAGGTTATTAGAAATAAGGGTGGCGGTAAGACTCAAAAAATTCCATTAATTAATTTAAAATCAGAGGCAGAGTTAGCAGATAGAAACGGACTTATTAAAAGCTCAGGTAGTGATCCATCTCAGATAAGTTTTCGAGACTTTGTAAACAAAAAACTTCAAAGCACTGGTGGAAAAGTGAATCCATTGTATCAAGGATTTCTTGATATTATGAATCAAGATGATGTGAAAGATAAACTTGCTGATGTTTTATTGACAAGAGTCTTAAAACTAGGTTTGATGGAAACCTTTACATTGAATTTTTGGGAAAAGTATGAGTTTGGATTCTATTTGGCAGAGGGTGTTGGTACGGTAAATAAAGAACTGTCTCCAAACATAGGATCAGCAAACGTTTTGGATGTTCATAGTATTATGATTGCTATGGCAAATCTTTCAAAAGAAGAAACAAAAATGGTTTTAGATAGGCAAAAAACTTTATCTAAAAATGCAGCAAAAGTTTTCTTTACATTATCAAAAGGGAACACTCCTATTCTTGATATTGAATTAAGATATAAGGGAGATTTTTCAGCATTCCCACAGTTTTTTGCAGGTATCACTCCTGAATTTAAAGAGATGATTAAGAACGGAGACATTGGTATTTGATTGGAAAACACTCTCTCTAATAAATAATAGTTAAGAAGGATACTTAAATGAAAAGTTTTTCATCATTCATCCAAGAAGCAGTCATCTCACGCGCCGTTGAAAAAGCGAAGCGTATGGGATTGGTGTCGGATGGACATGGAAATTGGTATGATCGTCAGGGTTCATATAAAGGTAGGACTTATAAAGGTGACCTCCTCCTAAGTAAAGGAAAAGGTCCAGGAAAAGAAGATCCAGCACCGCAACAAAAACGTGCTGCTACACCAGAAGATGGCCAGAAAACAGCAGAACAACCAAGACCTGACACAAACACTCCTTCTAGTGAAGGAGAATCTGAGAGTGCAAAGGAAAGAGAGGGTGAGGCTCTTACTATTGCATTTGGAAGGTTCAATCCTCCTACCTCTGGGCATGAAAAGTTGTTGGACGCCACAAAGCGTCAAGCAAAAGGTGGGGATTATAAGATATATCCATCGCGTTCAGAAGATCCTAAGAAGAATCCTCTTTCACCTGACGAAAAAATTTCGTACATGAGAAAGATGTATCCAACACATGATGAAAGGATTGTGAATGACGAGGGTATGCGTAGCATATTTGACGTTTTAAAGAAAGCAAATGAGGACGGATACAGTAGTGTCAACATCATGGTTGGTGCTGATAGACAGGGAGAGTTTGAAAAACTCGCAACTAAGTATAACGGCGAACTATACGACTTTGATGAGATTAACGTTATCTCAGCGGGGGAAAGAGATCCCGATGCTGAGGGTGTCGAGGGCATGTCTGCCTCTAAGCTTAGAAAAGCAGCTGCTGATGGAGACTTCGAGGCGTTTAAGAAGGGAGTCCCCAAAGCCTTAGATGACGAATCTGCTCAGAAACTATTCAATACCATCGTTAAAAAGATGGGTAAGAAGAAGGTTACTGAAACATGGCAGATTGCACCTAAACTTGATTGGAAAGGTCTCAGAGAAAACTATATTAATAATATCATCTTTAAGTTAGGTGATGTTGTAGAGAGTTTAAACAACGGATTGATCGGTAGGATTACTCGTCGTGGCACAAATCACTTGATCTGTGTCACCGAGGACAACATTATGTTTAAATCTTGGATCCGTGATCTCAATGAGTTCACTGAGGTGTCTGGTGTTCCTGCTAGTCAAAGAGAAGTTGGAACAGATTCGTTCCGTAACTATGCTATGAAGATGACTGGCACTAAACAAATCAAAAACTTCATAAATAAAAATAAGAAAAAAAGTTAACTTCATGGATATCCACGCAAGTCGTAAGGCAGTTGCAGAACTCAACTCCCTTTATGCTGAGATGAATGGTTATAAAGTTGAACCACCACAAGAGAAATTAAAGACTGATCGCGACATGTTCAGCATTCCTAAGGGTGAGAGAGATGCTGCTAAGGAAAGACTTCTGGCCAAAACAAAAGCAAAACGACTCGCTAAGGAAGGACTTGATCCTGTCGGTAAGGAAGATTCTGATGTTGATAATGATGGTGATAGTGATAAGAGTGATAAGTACCTTATGAAGCGTCGTAAGGCAATTGGTAAAGCGATTGCTAAGAAAGGTGTGAAGGAAGATGTTGAGGAAGTAGAAGAGAAAGCACAACAATGTTGGGACACTCACAAGAAAGTGGGTATGAAAATGAAGGGTGGTAAGATGGTCAATGATTGTCGCCCAAAGAATGAATCTTTTTCTGATTGGAGATCGGATATCACCGAAGTTAGTGGTAGAGATGGTAAAGAAGAAGAGACGCAGATCAAAGAGAAGAACGTTAAGAATAAAATCACCATTGATCCACATTTAAAATTGGAAAACATTGTCCAAGAACTTGGTGGTGAGGTGTTAGAATTGATCGAACTCGATGAGGAAACTTACGAGATGATCAAAGAAGCAGTCTATGGTGGTACTCCTGAAAAGAAAAAAGACACCCGTATGGTTGTCACGAATGCTGATAAGAAAGCAAATACTCCTGCATATCAAAAGATGAAGGCAGGTGATAAGCGTTATAAGTCTGCTGATCACATGGGTGAAGATGTTGAGGTTGAAGAGGGTTACAAAGAACTTTCAAGAGACAAGAGAAACACCATGTTCCGTAAGGCAGGAAACCTGTCACGCACAGCACTACAAGGTGGTGACAAAGGAACTGAGGCAGGCAAAAAGTCTGGTAAGATTGTCAAGGCATTGAACAAGGATGCTGAGAAGTACAATAGAAATGATGTCAGGAAGGAAGAGACAGAAGATTCTCTGAAAGATCGCCGCATGGAGCGTGGTGGTGTTGACGGCAACAACCGTTACAAGAGTGCCACTAAAAATGTTGCTATGGGTGGTGGAAAGAAAAAACCCTATGATGGTATGTCTGCACTTGATAAAGTAAAGGCAAGCATCCGTGCCAAGCATGGTCAGGGTGCCATCATCGATACTAAGAAGAAGTGACGTGCCAGCAGTCTCCAAAAAACAACAACGGTTCTTCGGGATGGTTAGAGCGGCTCAGAAAGGGGAAATGGAAAACCCCTCGTCTGAGGTTTCCAAAGCTGCTTCCTCCATGTCCAAGTCCAGCGTAAAAAAGTTTGCAAAAACAAAACACAAGGGACTGCCTGAGAAGAAAAGACTTAAAGAATTTTTAGAAGATGCCAGAAAAGACTGATCTCATAACAAGAGATGAGTGTCAGAAAATGATTGATAAAGCAATTGATCAACACAACAAAACTGCCACTGTAATTAGCGCGTGTATTGGTAGTATTTTGCTTGCTTTTTATGCTCATGGAGTCATTAGTTTGGTGTCTTGAAATCAAAACGAAATTAAGTAGATAAACTCATAAAATGTACTAGATAGTGTAGTTGCGTTTCATTTTATGAAACTTTTTCGAGCACTAATCTTAGTTACAATCGCAGCTATGGTGATCTTCTTACCTAGGGCTGCATATGCTCTTGATGTTACAATGGGATCAAATGGGCAGTTGATTTTTGACCCATCTGATGTTACAATTAATGCAGGGGATACTGTTCATTTTGTGAATAGTATGCTACCTCCGCATAATATTATTGTGGAAGGACGCGCTGATCTTTCAAGAGAAGCCCTTATGTTCTCACCAGGAGAATCGCAAGACATTCTTTTTGCAGATGCTGGTGACTACACTTTTTTCTGCGGTCCTCATCAGGGCGCAGGGATGACAGGTACTATACACGTTAACTAATGGCACAAATTACGATTCAACTTACGGACGGCACAGAATCTTCTTTTGAATGTTCTTCTGATGATTATATTTTAGACGCTGCTGAGGAAGCAGGTGTTGATCTTCCTTACTCATGCCGTGCTGGTGCCTGTTCTTCATGTGCTGGTAAGGTAATTGAAGGAACAGTAAATCAAGAAGAACAATCGTTCCTTGATGATGACCAACTTGAAGCAGGATTTGCACTTTTATGTGTATCTTATCCAACTTCTGATTGTGTTATTAAAGCAGAAGCAGAGGAAGAACTATATTGAGTTGACAAAATGATCGACGAACACGGTTGGACTCAAAAAGATCCCATAAGTGATAATGAATTAATTCTTATTTGTTTGAACAATGCTCCATGTGGGACTGATAGAAAACACGTAGCAAAGGTTGTAAAAAAATACGAAGAAAAACTTACTGCAACTGGCAATTCATTTAAAAATAATTTTTGGTAAAACTCATGACTCAATCTGAAATCACGCTTCGATATAACTTTGCAATGAGTTCATTTGCTAGGATGTATGGAACTCGTCCAGCATCATCGGAGTCATGTATTACTAGATTTTGTCACAAGTGGTCCAAGACGGAGGATCAACAACCTCCTCTTGGAAGTTTGACTGATGTTGATTTTTATTTTAGAGATCTTTGGGAAATCTGGGGAGGATACCTATGACCCACATCGCACACAAAGCAGCACACTTTGCTGCTATCACACTCAATAATCCTTTGGGAATTGGTTCACTAAGTCTTGCACTAGTTGTTGTACCTATTATTGGTATGCACTACGTTCACAAATATGGTTGGCAACACTGGGCACCTTTTAGTCATGGTTAGCGGTATATTCATATTCTCTTTTGTGTTATTACTCACAATGGGAATGGAACTTACTTGGTCTGTTAAAAAATGAATCTTTTACTTCGACCTCTTGATAATGTGAATGACCCTGTATGGTCAGTGATCTTTATGGTATTCCTTGCTGTCGCAGGAGCATACTATTGCATCTACTACATACTAGGAATAGCATTTGCAGAGATAGAAGATGGGAGCAATGACACCACCAAGCAGGAAGAGCTGCTACAACTTCCGAGTGACGGAGATCAATCGTGTTCTTGACGGGGATACTATTGATGTCACCATTGA